GCATGACGCGTGTAGGTGGTTCGCGCCCGAAGCGCTGAGCGCTGACCCGGTACAACCGATTGTGCCGATTACGGTCTCTCCACCGACGATGCGAGTTCCACGCTTTAGCGGACTCTGTTCGCTCATGTGGTTGTACTCGATGAAGTTGTCGTCTCCACCATTCTTAGTGATAATTGTCCAGCCCAAAGCCTCGTCGAAATAATTCTTGACGACGGTTGCGCTAGTGATTGCGTAGATAGGCTTACCGGCTGACCCTGTAGTAAAACCCCAGTCGCTTCCACGGTGCGGGTGCTTGCGGTAAGGTGCGGTGTTGCCTAGTTCGTCGCGGCGTTCAGCCCCGGCACCCTTGATTGGTTCGTGATAAGTAGTCATTATGCCCCGATTGCTTTGTTGATTAGTGCGATGATTGTGGCCGTCATGGCTGCGGTAATAACGCCCAGCAACATGGCGTAACCCTCTATCTTGCGAACGCGTCGCTCCAACTCAGCGTAGTTTTTGACAGTCGCCTTTATCTCGGCGATGTCTTCAACAATACGCATAAGCAAGTCGGATTGGGTTGGTCGTTCAGCTGACATTAGATAGTGAACTCATTCCAGGTAATAGTGTCTTCATTCCACTCGTAAAGTTTGCCGTCAGTAGGTTTTGCTACTGGAGGCTTCCAGGTAAATGAGCGTCGGTCTAGTTTCCAAGAAGGGTATGGCTGTGGGGCGTAGAAGGCGTCACCAGTCTCATCGTAGACGTAACCAATGGCGGCGAAGTTTTTGCGAATGTTGCCGTTGTATGAGGTTTTGACCCAGCGACCTCCTAGGTTGTCAAGCAACCACTGGTAGCCCTCGTCGCCATTTGGATCGTTATTGTCGCCTACTGTTACGCGAACGACGACGTTGTTCTCGTCAAGTTCTGCCCAATGTGCCATGCTAACCACCAACCTGCGCGCGAGTGTAACGCACGATAACTATTCCAGAGCCACCAGCACCACCGACGGTGTCGTATACGCCTGCTCCACCGCCACCAGTGTTAGCAACGCCAGTGATTGCGCCACCGGCACCAGTTCCACCACCTCCGGCACCACCAGTTCCAGTTCCACCACCAAATGTTCCACCAGCACCACCACCAGCGTAGTAACCGCTGACTCCTGTAGTAGTAGCAGTTGCCCATGAAGAATAAGTATTTAGACCGTTACCACCTGGGGCACCTACGGTCGTGTTAGCTGAACCACCAACGGCACCAGCACCACCACCACCAGAACCAGCAGTATTGCTTGAAGAACCACCGTTGTTTCCTTGGCCAGCAGTTCCAGAACCTCCAGTTTCACCAGCGGCTCCACCGCCACCACCACCAGAACCACCGTTACCGCCACCAAAGGCACCACCGTAGCCACCACCAACAGCAGCAGTAAGTGAAAGTCCTGTACCTGTGACGTTCGAGTTAGATCCTTGAACTCCTGGAGAGCCAGCTGAAACGCCCGCCGCTCCACCTGCGCCAATGGCTACGGTAAATGAAGCCGGCGTAAGAGATTGGGAACTGGTGTAAACCAAACCTCCAGCACCACCACCACCGCCACCACGGGTTCCGCGGTAACCTGCGCCACCACCACCAGCAATAACTAGAAAGTCTGCTGATAGCGGAGCGTCCGCGACCGTAAGAGTGCCGTTAGCGGTAAAGGTGCGGTAATAGTAAGTCGCGTCTGAAGATAAAGTACCGCCAGAAACTACTGGCAAGCCACCAGAACTAGCAAGAATACCCAGTGGGATAACCACGTTATGCTCCCAGGTTACCGACTAGGTAGTAAACCCCTGAGCCGCCAAAGATGATTGAAGCAGCTGCGTATTGCTTGGCAGTTTTTACCTGGCTAGAGGCTGAGTAAAGAGTAACTCCAGAACCAGCGGCAAATGTAATCTGGCCGCTTCCAGCCTGAATGAAGTCAATTCGGTCGCCCTGCGTGGTTAGGACATTGTCAACAGTGATCGTGATTGCCGAGCCAGTTGACCGAATGGTCTTGCCCAAATCTCCTGCGACGATTGAGTAGTTGGCTGACTTGTCTGACCAGCCACCAGTTGCTCCTAGCAGGTCAACCCATGCGGAACCGTTGTAATACTGGTACTTGTTGCTGTCTTCTAGCCAGGTAAGCATACCTTCGGCTGGGGTGGTGATTGAAGACGCGCGTGCGCTTGATGAAGCGAAGGTCATGACCGACTGATCCATGAGATAGGTGTTCAGGTCTGACGCTGGCAACGGATAACCGTTCAAAAATACTTTTCTAGGCATTGTTTAAAACTCTTTCCATAGTTCTAGTGTAGTAGTCCAGTTATCGACGTCTATTGAATGAGCCACTTTAGTAATCGTGTAATAGTCGTCAATGTTTAGCGGGTCACGAGCATACTTGACGCCGACAAGGTTGCCAGGAGTGAAGAACGCTGCGTTAGTCAGGGTGCCAGTGCGGTCAACGGCAGGCGTAGAAACCTCGTTTACCAGTTTGGTTGGGGACTGGGCAAACACTTCGTCCGCCCATTTCACTAGCTGCCCGTCAGGGGTGGTGTTAATTGATACGTCAAGAGCAAAGATTCCATAGAGATCAATGCTGTCTTGATTTGTTTTTACGACGTATTCTGTTTCGTCGTTTTTATTTGCTACACGCAAAGAATTGAATACTACGTCCGAGTCTGCGCGAACTCGAATGTCTGACATACATAGGTGGTATGCGTCGCCATGGTTATTGCCAATGGTGTAAGTGCCGGTTGGCGCGGTTGTAGCGATACTTGGACGCGGAATGACGACAACTTCTTCGGTTGGTGGGTCAACCCATAGAACGCCCAGACCAGTTTCAATTGCGTCATTTACAAACTTGTTGATAATGACGTCAGTTTCAGCAACCGTAGGCATTTTGTGATTCAACTCCACAGAAGCGGCAGACATCGTGAAACCAGCTGCTTCGACGGCGGTTGTGATTGCTTCAAGCGGGGTTGCGTGATTGCCACCATGAAAGCCAGTCGTGTCATAATCTGCGACACGGGTATTCATGATTCGCTTGTGAGCGTCAAAAGCCTTGATAGAAATAGTGTTCCAGTTGTTTCCCTGTGACCCGTAGGTGACGTCGATAGTGTCGATGTAGCCGTTGAATAGGTAGCCGTCCGTTGTACCGTCATCGACGCGAACGCGGATTCTGGCACCAGGTCTGACCGACTTGTTTACGCTAGGGTCGTAGTCGAAAGTCTGGAGAACGATGTTCGCCTCGCCTGCTTCGGGCTGGAAGTACAGAGAAGACTGAATACTGCCTCCGAGTGACGTGTCAACCTTGACTGTTACTGCTTCAAACTGTTGCCAGGCAAAACCTGGAATGGTGTTGTCAGTCAATAGATCGTCACCACCAATAAGACTTTGATTAATGATAAATGCGCGGCTAACTCCACCTAGGACGTCGTCGCCACCGACCAAAGACAAACCGATAAGAAACAAGTTGTCTGCCTCGTATGGCAGAAACATCTCGACCTTTAGATGTTGCGCGATGTCGAAGTTGGCGATTGTAGGCATTAGCGGAGTGCCTGCGCTAGAGTCGTGCCAGTCGACTTTTGATAAGCCGAAACGGTGTCAATGATTGTTTTGGCAGTTACGGCCTGATTTACATTGACGGTAATACCTGAGGCAGTTTTTTGCTGAGTCAAAAGGTTTGTTCCACCAGTCCAAGAAGGTGCTGTTTTGCTGGTTGGTGCCAAAGGGGTCTTAGTTCCCTTTTGGGTGTCTCCGCCCAGGCTGAGAACCGCGCCAACAGTTCCGGCAACTCCCAGGGCAGGCAACAACGGCGCAATCTTACTCGCTCCGCCCTTTACTCCACCAGCTGCGCTCAGACCTGCGGCGATTGCTGCGACCGCGTTGTAAGCGGCGACGCCGGCAGTAGCGACTTTCCAGGCAGCGGTAACGGCACCAATGCCGGTAGCCAAAGGCAAAAGCCAGTTCTTGTTAGCGACTGCCCATTTAGCCACTCCGATTGCGTCGGTAAGGATACGAACCAAAGCGTCTGAAATGATTGTCAAAGCCTCGACTCCACCAGGTGAAGCCAACCAAGTTGACAACTTGCCCAAAGCAGGAAGCAAAGCCATACCGACCTTTTCCTGTAGGTCAGCGAAGATTGCGGTCATTCTCATGTAAGGGTCAGTGTCAGCTGCGGTTTTAGCTGCGCCAGCAGTTGCGGCCGCTAGATCGTTGATTGCGTCCTTTGAGCCCTTGAGCGACGGCATAAGTTTGATAAGCGCGGTGTCTGAACCGTTGAACGACTTACCCATAGCCAGGGTAACGGCTTCGAGAGATTTGCCAGTGGCGGCGGAAGCGTCAAGCGCAATAGCCATAAGTTTGTTGGCAGAAGTTACATCGCCGGTCGAACGAATGAGAGTGGCATAAGCCGGGCGGAGTTGGTCGTCAAGAACGCCGAACTGAGTCTGCCACTTAGAGATAGACTTTTCAACCGAAGCGATTTGGTCTTTGTTCGCCCCTGTGGTGTTCTCTAGCTGCTTCGCCAGAATCGCCTGCGCTTTGCTATCCTCGACGGCTGCCTTAGTGGCGTCTGTAAGTTCACGAGTAATAAATGCGAAAGATAGACCGACTCCGATAGACGCGAACGCAGACTTGGCTGACTTGCTGAACCCTGTAATCTTTTTGTTCAACTTAGAGAGTTCGGACTGGGAGCCCTGAGTGGCTTTAGTAAGGTTTCTGAACTCGCCAAGGATTTCGACGTTCAAGACTAGCGACATGGCTAACCGTTCCTCTCCTCTAGCACTTCGCAGAACTTTGCGTATTCTGCGATTGTTAGTTTCCTATACTGCTCCGGGCTAAATCCTGTCGCGAGACAGAAATAAACCATTCGTTCTATGTGGTCGTCTGACCTTTTGGGTCGGCGATAAAGCCCTCCAGGAACTCATTGATCTGATGAACGTTCATGTTGCCAAACGTCTCAATCTTTGAGTCTGGGTTGTTGCGCTTGTCTAGAATCCAGCAAAGAGCCTTAGTAGCCTTGCCGAGTCCTAAACCCTTTTCAAACACGTCCTCGAATGACCGTCCCGTTAGTAGGTTCAGCTGCTCGATTTCATCCATGGTCAAAATGTCGACTACGGTTGTGCTTGCCATTTGTTACTCCTCTGTGCCTGTGGTTGTGTGCTTCGCTATTAGTTTATCGATTTGCGCGTAATAGTTGTTAAAGACCTCGGTTCGTGTAACGCCGAGAGCCTTAGCAAAGAATGGGTTAGGGCGAATGTGACGCTTGAACCAACCCCAGTGGATCGGGTTAGCGTATGGCACCTTGCCGCTATTACCTGCGCTGATTGAAACCTTGTTGAGTGCTTTCGAAACGCGAATAGTGTCTCTTAGCGTCCCAGTGCGAACCGGCACTAAAGTCCGGGCTTCGGCGGCTACTAACTCTCCAGCTGCGGTTCCTGCGGCTTTGATTTCCGCGTCGGGAACCCCGATTGCTTGAAGTGCTTTGATACCTGCCTTATAGCCCTTGACCTTAATGCCGGACGCGTTGGACATTACTAAGCGGTGGTGTCGATTTCGACGCCGTAGTAGATGTGGCTTGCTGGGGTGTGAAC